GGGAAGTTTTCCAGGCAGCCCAGTCTGAGCGACACCATTCCAACAAGCGTTTTATCAATGGATGAAATGCCAGAGAAGGCCTCTTTCTAATGAGAAAGAGGCCCAGCTCGTAGCACAACGCATTGAAGATGGCCTGGTCTGTCATCCTTCCTGATAGACGCTGATGAAGATGGAGCCAGTCTTCAGCAGCGGTATCACGTAATCACGGAGGTGGGCATTGTGCATGCGCACGCATCCATGCGTGGCCAGAAGGGACTGCATTGGCGCCCAGGCACCAGGCCAGCCATTGCCGCTACCACCGCCGTGCAGCATGATTCCTGCTCGCCCTACGCCAGTCTCCTGGCCTTCTAGATCAATCATGTCCAGGCTGTACCAGCCATAGGCCATGAGAGTGCGATCATATGCAGGCTTATCGCCATTGATTTCATAATCACGGTAGACAGTGCCTAGTTTGTAAAGGCCAGGCGGCGTATCAGTGTTACGCAGTTTCCATTCGTAATCACTGCCTTGCCCGCGTGCCAGGGCAGGAAGCTCCCACAGGGCCTTCCCGTCATGATTAAAGCACTTGGCAGTTTCTACGGCATCATTGACGACAATGTGATGGTCGCCTTTCTTGAAGCCAAAGTCTTTAGGGGATTTCTTGGGGCCGATCATAGGAAGAGAGCGCGATGATTCAGGAGCATATTCCTTCATCAGACGCGACAATTTTACGGGGTATTCGGGATCAGTAGCATACGCCTGTTCTTTAAGCATGCGAGCTGCTGCATATCGATTGGGCGCATGATTGACGCCCTTAAATTGCCGATAATCTTTATACCATCGCGTTACAAGGTATTCAATGCATGCGGCAAGACTCGGAAAGTCAATGAAGCCCGCTTTGATTGTCACCCATTGCCCGTCATACCATTCCTGAGTGGTGGTAGTAGTGCCACTGCCCTTTAGTCCAAGGTAGTTATGGGTGCCAGAGACGTGACCCCCGAATCCACTCTCAAGGCAACACTGAGCCGCCACGAGTTCAGGATATCGAGCGCCACATCTACGGGCAATCTGGAAGCATTCGTTCCAGAATGCCCGATTAGTGGGCCACATGACCTCAGCCCTTCACGCGGAAGATTGCCTTCAGGCCTGTCATCACAAGCTGAAGGACGTTATTGCTTCTGTAGGGAGTCTTCTCAATAATTTGGTCTGCAGCGGCAACGATGATGCCACCAACCACGAACCACTCAATACCAGACATGGCGATTCTCCAAGGAGGTTTACTATCAGCTTAGCGTCGAATCTCCAGGCTCCTCACTCGCGCCTCTAGCTCTTGCACGTTTTCAGTGAGTTTGTCGAGGTTCTTTGTTATTCCTTCTACTTGCGTAGTGATGCGCATTTGTTGATTGCCCACTGTAATCAACATGCCACCAGATGCCAAAAGCATGCCAGCAGTGACCGCAGCTACAAAGTTAGCCAGTCCTTCTTTCACAGCTTGCTTTACAGCCTTTTTCTTCATTATAACAACATGTCATTGAGAATTTCTGGGCGATAGATTAAGGGCAGCCAATTGAAGATGAGCGTCATGTTTGTGGCGTTTGAGCCTGATGATTACATCACTGGACTCATTGAATTGCGCAAGTCGGATGCCACACGACGCTTTCGTAAATCTATCTTCGATGACTATCCCCTGCGTGGCCCCTTAGGCCAAGCTGCCTGCGCTTATTGCGGACGGTGGAATGAGAAGCTTACCATTGACCACATTGTTCCCAAGAGCAAGGGCGGGCCGCCTTTTGCACGTTGGAACATGGTGCCAGCATGCAAGCACTGCAACCTAACGAAAACTGATTTGCCAGTGTTTGAATGGTGGCGTCCCGCGCATCAGTGGAGCCAACAACGGGAGGAAATCCTCATGGCATGGACCTATGCCAATAGCTTCATCGATGCGCACACCGATAGTGCCGAATATTGGAAGTTTCTGGCGGAGAAGCGAGTGGTGCAACAGGGGGTATCGCGTCGCATAAAAAAAGGGCCATTTTGTGGCCCTTTTTCTTTAGAGGATTTAGGAGATTCTGGCTGGACTGTTGCTTGGTCGTAGCAGTTGTATTTTTCGCTCTTCGACAAGATGAGCGGAACTTACGCAGGAGACGAGGCCAAGCTCGGGATAGGACACTTCGTATACCTCTTGATTGTGACAGTCCACGTAGAGGCGCACCTGTGCATCATTAATTGATGTCATTGATAGCGGCCAGTGCTTTGTCTATGTTGACGAGCTGCTTTTGTGGCCATTCGCGGGTGAAGCTAATTCCTCGCTTCAAGTCGCGCAAAAGAGCCTCTGCGCCACAGTCTTCTCCATCGTCACAGAGATACTCGTCAATGCTGTCCAGGAGCCGCTCATAGCGGCTCTCTGCGTATTGCTTTTTCCAAGCATCGTCAAAGCCTGGAGGCCTGCCTTCAATTGTCATTGGAAGTGCGTGGATAGCGGAGGTCAAGACGAACGGCGTCGTCAAGGAGATCATTGGCGGCGGCCATGACCGCATCAAGTTTAGTGAGCCTATCCAAATGCCAAGCAGCCTTCTTAAGACTATCTTTTCCTTTGTGGCGTTCGCGCCAAACGTATTTGGCGATATTGCCCTTGAGGTAGCCGCGAAACTCTTCCAGGGTGAGCTGAGCCTCGATAGCCTCAATACATTCGATGCTGCCTTTTCCCGCATAATGCGGGGGGTGGTTCACCATGTCAAAAGCTGTGTCCATTGGCTTTGAAGGATGCAAAGGATTCCGCCACGATAGGCTCAACCAGCTCGGCCATACAGTCGGCATAGGCACGAATTTCCCATTGCGCATCTACTGGCTGTCGCAGGCTTAGGAAATGCAGCAGGGCCTGCAGGCTGCACGTCCAGACAAAGGAGGTGTAATGGCACGTCGGCAGGATGCCTCGTGCCTGTTCTTTGCTTACGCCTACTGCCAGCAGCGTGGAATAGGCCTCTCGCACCGCCTGCAAAGCCTCTGCATATTTCAGCTTGGCCACACGGGCACTGTCTGCATCGAGCGGGCCTGCAGAGGCTTGCTTGCTGCTCTCGCTTTGCTTATGGAATTCCGATGGGAAATAAAATTCTTCGCTGTCGGCAGCGCAATAGCGAAAGCTCTTCTCGTTCCATCCCAGTTGATCGTTGGCATATGTGCCGCCAATCACATGCTTCCACCATTGTCTTGCAACAAATAGCGGGGCTTTTACTTGCCACTTGAAGACAACGCCACGGAATGGGCTGGTGTGGCGATGGGCAACAAGGTAATTGAGAAGCTTTTTTTCCCTTGGACCGAAGTCTGGCGTCTCAAGATCAAAGCTTTGCCTGGCATCACAAACGATGTCAATGTCACTCCCCATCCAGTCGAGAAGCCGAACAGAGCTAATACCGTCACTGAGGGGATCATGCACTTTGAAGGTCTTGGAGGGGAGGGAGATCATTGTTCAGGGATTAGAGGGGATGTTGCGCATGTCTATCATTGCCTGAGCAGTTGTCCAGGCAGAGGCAACAGCCAGGCTCATTGCTTCCTTCATTGCATCACTGTTCTCCTGTTGAAGGACAAGGGGCATAAGAGAATGAAGCGCCATTGCAGCGAACAAATCGCGAGGCGTAATTTGATCAGTCATTGTTCGTGGCGGAGTCGCGAAAGAGCTGTGTAACCAATGCGGGAAGGATGTTGTTCACCCTCATCCCATACCACTTGCGCTCGCGGGATGGAGCGTCCCATTGAGTCTTGTTTGGTTTCAAGGGCCAATATTTGCCCCCTGAATCCTGAGTCAATCCATCCATCTGCAGTGAGCGATAAAAGAACCACTCGTTGTCCTGTCTTGAACTGCTCATGGTGATGGACTTTCATCGAGTGACGGAAAGACACCCTAGGTAAAAGCGTAATTTTTTGTTCGGCAGTTTCGCCAGATTCCACGGTGCAAACAAAAGTCTTTCGCCTGTCGCGCAGGGTTACGCTAGAAGAAAACGAGAGGATCATGAAATACAGTTTGCCTGTAATCCTGGATTACGATGGGAGGAAAAGAATTGCAGCCATGGGACCATTTGAGCGCAGTATGGAGCGGGAATTTTCATTGGCTGTCAACAAGAAAGCCATTGACGAATGCACCGATCTCAAGCAGCTCAAAGAAGTGGCGACCAATTTGCTCGTTGGTTGGAGCAATATGCAAGGCGCCGTAGGCGAACTAATCAAAGAAAACATGAACCTGCGTTATGCCATTGGCTTGCGCGAGGCAGACTTGCGAGCGGCAGAAGAACTGATAAATCAGTCAGCTAGCCTGTTGGAGAGGCAAGCTGCTGATCAAGCCAGCAAGCCCTCCCAATCTTCTCAATCCATTCGGCGCTGGTGGTCGTGGTAGACGTGAGCAAATAGACCTTCCAGCCACTCATCATGGCCAGGTTATATTTACGTGCATCACGGTCGTAACCACTGCCAGAAACATGACGGCCTCGCATGTAAGTGCCGCCTTGAATTTCAATGAGAGAACGGGAGGCCTCGTGAGCGAAATCAGCTCTGTAACGCCTTGATCGCTTACTTTTGGCGTAGCGCTCTTGAAAATCTTCTTCCCACATCGGCACATCACTGAACTCACGGACAAGAGTTAGCTGTGGCCAATGAAGCTTCCACTCATCGTGGAACTTATCTTCAAGAGCGCTCACAAGATCATACTTTTGCAGCAGTTACGCTAGCGCCTTGATCTTGATACTTACCCTCATAAGGCTTGGCTACTTCACCACAGCGGAATAGCACCACCTGTGCAATGCCTTCGTCGGCGTACACGCGGATGTATTTTGATGTGGGATTGATAAGGCTCATTGTGAGATGGCCGCACCAGCCAGGTTCGATGG